AGTTAAGTTGTAATAGTCTTTTAGTTGACCAACTAAGAATGGGTCAGCACTATTAACAACTGTTGATGCTAAGTCAACACGTGATTTAAGTTCAGTTGCTGAAACATCTTTAGATATAAAGTTTGCAAAGTCTTGTGGTTCATCATAAAAACCTGTTGGCATACCAGATGAACGAAGTACAGCGCGGTAAGCATCTTCCATGGCCAAGTATTCTTTTGGTCCTAATACTGAAAGACCTGCTTTTTGACGTGCAACGTTACCTGTAAAACGTTGTTGATATTCAGGTGTTTCTTGAATTTTTAAAAGAACTGTGTCTGCTTCAAAACCTTGGTTTAGAAAATCTCTTGCTACTGGAGCAAGTGTTGGTAATCCCCAGTTTTCTAACGTTAAACGCATAAACTCTAACCAGTTTTGTGTATTAGTTGTAGAAGTTTTTGAAGTACTACCAGTGCCACCAGTTGGAGCAGGAGTACCTGTAGCACCATAAACACCTGAAGGATAAATAACTTTATTAAGAGCAGCATCAAGTTCAGTTAGTTTTGTTTTAGAAATAGTTCCAGTTGGAATAGTAACTGCAACACTTGGGTTAATAGTTTTGGCTATAGCAAGACGTTCTTGCAAATACTCATTACGTGACTTTGCCATTATGCTGACCAACTCTTTCCAAACACTTTACCCATAGCGTTTAATGTAGACACAACACGTGTTTCTGCATCTTTAGAGAAACCATAACTTGGGTCTTCTGCTCTAACGATGTTTTGAAATTGCCAATAAGGCATTTGTTCTGGTTGACCTTTATCATTCAAAGATGTAAACGCTCTAGTCATAAAAGGGTCATCCATGTTAATAGATGTTTCATCTACACCACGGATAGTTGAAAGAAACTTAATATAAGGAGAACCTATTTGACGTGGAGTATAACCTTTTGCAATACCATCAGCCATTGTAGGATATAAGGCTACTGCTTGAGTTTTAAAATCACTCTTTACTCCATCAATGGTTTCTGTACCAGTAATGATATTTTTTACAGCAGTTTGTAAGTAAGCATCAGATACATCAAGACCATAACTTTTACTTAATGCTTGCAATTCAGCAAAGGTTGATGCTGCTGTACCGTTAGTGTAATCAATTTCTCCAGCACGAGCAACTTGATATTTGATAGTATTAGCATCAATAGCGCCTTTAGCGTATTGCATTGCAAGACTTCTGATGTCACCTTCTGATAAAGTAACACCAACTTCTGTTGCAAGAAGTTTAACAGTTTCTGTTTTAGCCTTTAATTCTTCAGCAGATACAACAACTCCGCCACCTGCTACTGCTGCACCGTACTTCTTAGGGTCTGTTATATAATTCTTTATACCTATTTGGTCTCTGCCACCTGATGCAGCATTGTAATAGTTAAACTCTGAAACTTCTTGTGCTTTAGCAAGAACATCGTTAATAAATTTTACATCTTTTGATGTAGTAGGATTACTATAACCTAAAGCCTTTTTGTATTCAATAACTTCTTGAGGTGATAGTTTATATAAGTCTGCTCTGAATCTTGATACTTCAACTGGTCTTGAGAAAGAGTTAGTTTGTTCATCACCCAAGAATAGGTATGTTCCACCTGCAAAAGCAGGATTGTTTTGAATAGAGAATAAACCGGTTTCGCCTGTTTCAATAACAGAACGTTTAGTTTGGTCTATTGGTTGGGTTGGGTCTCCAGCAAAGTCTTGGCTAACGTCAATACCAACAATAACATTTTTAGGTTGAACAGAAGTTAATCCACCTCTGATAGCACTAGGTGCACCGGTAGGCACAATAGGTTTAGTTGGTTCTGCTGCTCCTGTAGGACCAGTAGGTGCAGTCTTTCTAAGAGAATCGCGCTTTTGAATTAAACCTTGTAAAAATTCATCAGTTGCAATAACAGGTGCTTTTTGACCAGGAAGAGGTTTAACGTTACCTGTTTGATTGATGTAATCAATTTGTTCGTTTAAACTCTCAACTTCATTGGCAATACCTTGAGCCTTTGCTCCAGCCTGAGTTGATTCAATGTACTTCTTAGATGCTTCTCTATTGGCTGTACGTCTTTCCTCAAGTAAAGCAAGTTCATTATTAGCAGTATTTATTTCAGTAGTTTTGTCAACTCCTGCTTGACCGCTTTGTGCTCTTAACTTACTAATGCGTTTCTTTAGAGCATTGATTTTAACGTTAAGGTCTTTATATTCCTTAGCGTTTTGCTCCGCATTGTAAACAATCTCAGCCATTAAACTCCTAATAACCTAGTAAATAAAACACGTATAGCCATTTCAGCCTGTGGGTCACCTGCTGCTATTTCTTTAATCTTAGTAAATGCTGTCTGACGAATAACTTCTTTTTGGTTACGTTGAACCTTAGTATCACTTGTAATCAATTCTAACATATTGTTAGCGTTGTCATAAATAGCAATCATCTCTTTATACTTACGGGTTAAATCAGTCTTAGGTGCATCACCTGAACTAATCATTGTACGTAAATCGTTAATAGAGTTAACTATCTGTTGACGGCTTTGGCGAGTCTCAAGGTCTTGAACTAACAAAGGTCTAGTTGTTAAGAACTCATCTTTGGCTTCATCCCATTCTCGGCGAATAGCAGCCTTTAATGGTGCAGCACCAGCAGATTCAATACGAGAATCAAATGATTCTTTCAAAGCATAATAGGCTTCTTTATCTTCAGCCACAGTTACACGTTTCAAGAAATCTTCAACTGGAACAGATTCTGTATAACCTTCACGCTTTAAGAACGTGTAGTCATCAAAGTTAAATTCACCTGTGTAAGGGATAAAGAACCCTGAACCTTCAGGATACCTTGAAATAAGGTCACGATTGTTACGAACCCATTCAGCAGCCTGTTTGGTTTTCTTAACAGTTGCAACTTTGTTAGCATCTGTTTCACCAATAGTATAGGCAAGTAAACCTGGATTTAATTCCGTCCATCTTTGTAACGCAATGTTGTAAGCATCTGGTTCACCAGTTGCAGCAATTTCGTTAACAAGTTTATTAAACTCTGATTTAAAGTTTACGTTACCAGCATCTTTTAAGAACGCTGGAATATCTTTACCAAAACCAATTTGTGGTGATACTGGTGAAAGCATACCAAGGAAGAAACGAGTAACAACAATGTTTGCTGCAATACCTTCAATTTTTTGACGGTATGCTAGTTTTTGTTCTTCTGTTGCATCAAGAGGTAAACCTTGTTTTGTTGCTTGCATGTAAATAATTGCTTTACGTGCAGCAGAAGCAAATTGTGAGTCACGTTCATCTTGGTTTAAAGCATCAACAGCACGACGAACGTTTGATGGGAGAATAACATCTGTCCATCTAGCGTTAGTTGAACGTGGTCCAAGAGTTGCACCAATAAATCTATCTTTAACTGGACCCATAAAGTTAGGCATTAACTTTTGTAAGGTCAAGAATGATATACCAGACAAAGGACCTGAAAATGTTGGTATTGATGATTGTGGGTCAAGAGATGGGGTAAGCATCTTAATCTTGCCAGTAAATTCTAAAGGCATAGGTGTTTGTAAAGTCTTACCAGTTAATAGTTTAGTTACAGGAGCAATTGCTGCTGTAAAGATTTCATCACCTGGGAAGATGAAGTACTTGTCACCGTTTTCATCATCGTAAACAAAACCTGAATGGTCTAAAGCATCTGATGCTAAACGTAAACGAATGATTGATTGTGGGTTTTTAATACCAGCACGATAAACACGACGATAGAAGTCTTCAGTTGCACGATAGAAACGAGCAAAGTTACGTAGACTCCAAGCCATATTTGTACGAATGTTTGGATTATCAACAAAATCAAGAGTACGTTTAACTGCTAATTCCATAGCATTATGTGTTGCGTATGCTGATGATATTGCTGAGGCTGATTCAGTTGAATAACCTTGAGCGATAAGTTGTTTAAACTTAATGTTTTCTATATCTTGCAGTTGTTTACGGTAGAAGAAGTAATTTGAGTGGAAGATTGGTTCACGTGCCATTGTTGCAACTTGACGGTCCATCCAAGCATAACCTTTTTCGGTTATAGCCTTGATTACTCCACCTTTGTTGTATGCAACTGGTACATACATACGTCCAACTACAGTATCTGGAAGTTCTCTGGTGTCAAGTTTTCTTAATTCATCAACACTGAAGTTTGTATCTAGGTAAGTTTCAACAGTTCCATCTGCTTTAGTACGTTTTTTGCGAACAATGTCAATAAGTTTAGGGTTTATTGAACCATCTGCACGTCTGAAGATTTCAGATGCTTTTAAGTACAGTTTAAACGCTAAACGTTCGTGGTCAATTGTTTGGTCACCGTATGCGTTAGCAAATCTTTTAGCGATAGTTGGGTCTGCGTCTAATACTTCACGTATTTTTATGACAGCAGTGTCAATATCGTCCATGTGCATTACAGCAAGTTTTCCTGTATCACCACTTAATGCAATGGTTTTAACAGCATTTTCTGTCCAGTCTAAATAGTAGGCTGGATTTCCAACAGGAATATCTGTAAATTCACCAACAGCAGTTTCATTTTTTCTTAATGCTGCTAAATCCATATTCCAAGGTGCAATGTCACCAAAAAGTCTTGCAACTTCTTCAGGTGAACCTGCTCCACGTGTGGCAAGAACATCAATTCTGTTACCAGATGAACTAGAAATAGTTACATCTTCGTATAGTTTAGTTCCCCAACCGTATTTAACAAAGTCTCTGGACCATCTAGCATGTGCTCTTGTAGATGTTCCTTTAATTCTTGAATGAGAAGCCATCATAGCAGTGGCCATTAACTCATGTAATTGTTTACCACTTGCTGCTTCAGCGGCTAATCTTTTATCAATACCTTTTTGGAATACTTGATACCATGCTCGCATTGGTAAAGATAAACCTGCTGCATCAAACCAACCCTTTTTCCAAGTTTTTGGGTCATTGGTTATACGGCGAAGTTGACGTGATGCGTTATATCCATCTGTAAATAATGCTTTGACTGCTCCAACTGGTGCAACAAAACCAAATAACATTACTTCTTCAATAACGGAACGAATACCAAGACGTGGAAGAAGTGTTAAGAATGACCAAGTATCAACAAGTCCTTGTGAAACTTTGTTGTTAAATGCTTGACCTAAACTTCTATGTACCCAGTTTTTAGATTTGTATGCTTCACGATACCATTCGTGAATAGGTGGAATAGAAACTTCATCTGCTAATTGCCATTCAGCAACTGCTCTTGAAGCACTACCACCATCTGTTGATGGGTTAATCTTTATTTCGTCACCTAAAGCAATTGCTGCTTCATCAAGATTAAAGTTATCTACAAGAATGTTCTTTTGACTACCAAGTGAATCTAAGTATTCTTTTGTAACTTTTTGAGTTGTAGCGTATTGTTCGCCTTTTAGTACTCTTAAAGTACGGTCTAATACTTGACGTCCAGAATCTGTTGCTGATAATCCCATGCTGTGTGCTGCTGTTGCAATAACACCATCACGGATTTTGATACGTTGTGCTTGGTTACCTTTAGCCCAGGCTAAACCAATTTCATCAGCAATTGCTCGTGAGAAGCCTGCTACACGAGAAAGGGCAACAACATCTTTAACTGACTTTAAACCTTCATCAATTGAAGTTCCGTCTTTAAAGTATTTGATACCTGTTTTTAAACTTTTAAATCCTGGTGCAATTTCCCAGTTCTTAGCAAAGCGACCAAAGTTGTTTTGCATCTTTTTAACTACTGCTTGGGCTGCTGCTATTTCTTTAGGGTCAGCATTTTCTTTAGTGATTAAACCAACCATGTTATCAAGGAATGAGAAGATGTTGTCTTCAATTCCAAAACCTTGAACATCAATTCTTTTATTTAAACCAGTTGCTTTTTGAACTGATGCTTTAATAGCATCTTTAGTTTGACGAACAACACTGTATGTTGGAAGTGTTGGGAAAGCACCAACGCTTTTACCGTTAATTAAAGCCATTGCATTATCTGCTTGGGCTAAAAAGTCTTGGGCACTTTGAGCATCAAAAACATTATGTTTTGCTAATGCGTCAATTCCTTCAATTTTAATATCTGAACCAAAGTTACGGGTTAATAAACCAAAGGCTTCTGCTTGTTCAGTACCAGTTGTTTCTTTATACTTTTTGATAAGTGGACCAACAGTATCAAAAAATCTTGTTACTTGTTTTCCAATTATAGGTGCAGTAAAGGCTTTTTCAACACTGAATTTACCAAGTTGTCCTGATGTTGCTGCATCTTTAGCAATCTTTAAAATACTTAATTGAGCAATCTTGTAACCTTGACCTGCAACTGGAATGTAAGTTAATGGGTCAAAAGCAATTTGTGTTGCTAAATCGGCAGCACCTGAAAATCTATTGAACGCAAAACGGTTAGCACCAAATTCACCTGGGTCAACATCAAATGCTTCATAAAACAAATCACGACCTACAGATATTTTTGCAGTGTCATAATCAGCAATGGCTTGTTCGTACATTTTATCGCCATTAAGCATGTTCATCATGGCATCAATTTCTTCTGCTGTTTCAAGAGTTGCCATAACTTCACCAATAGTTTTACCGGTAGAAATTTGTTTAGCAATCTTAGCAACAGGTGCCTCGTAGTAGTTGTCTACTTTGATTTCACGTTGTTTATCAAATAAAGCGTTACCGTCACGTGCGGCTTCCCATGCTTCATCCCATGAAACATTTTCAACCATTTTAGTTCTGATAGCACGATAAGGTTCGGTTAAACGGCTACTGTAAATACTTACGTTACGTAGTACTGGGTCAACAACGTTTTCTTTGATTGCTCCTAGGAAAGACCTGTCTGGTTCTTTAGCCCATGCAGCATCAGGGTTGAAACGTTTTAAAGTTTCTTGTATGTCTTCGTCAAGTTTTAAATACTCGTTACGAGCATCTGCTATTGGTAAACTAAGTAATTGTCTGTTTTTTACAATTAGGTCAGAGAAACCTGTAAGTTTTTGTTTTTCGTTTGGGGGAAGATTAAGTGATTGGGTTGCAGCATAAAGTTCTTTGGAAGCATTTAAAATTGGGTCAGTGTTATTTGCCACTAGAACCCACCAAGAAGTGCTCTTTCATACAGTGCGCGTACTTCGCCAGTTGTATCGTATTGTGCTACTTCTGAAAGTATTTGTGCAACAGTTCTTTCTGTAACACTTGGTAAACCTAATGAACTTAAACCTGGGCCAACACCAGCATCTGCACCAAAAGTAATTGGTTCATCTGGTCTTTGAGTTGGGGCGTTCATTGGAATAAGTGAGGCTGCGGCTGATGCGGATGCCATAGGCGTTCTTGATTGTTCAATACCCGGAGCCGCAGCCAAAGGAGCGGATTGTTGAATGTTCATCAATTCCTTTCCTTCTCCATAAGGGAGTCCTGAAACATAACGGGCACCCTGAGTTGCCCCAGGGCCTCCGTCAGTGCGTTGTGAAAGTGCGCCTGGTCCAGATACGGGTGCAGGATTAGTAGGTTGTCTGTATCCGCCTCTAGCCATTTAACACTTCCTTAAATTAGTTTTTTACTTGCTTCTTGAACCGCGGGTGCCACCAGGTTGCTTGCTTAACATCATTTTTGACATTCCTGGTTTTGCTGCCTTTGGTGTTGCTGATTTCTTTGGTTTTTGTGTTGGTGCTTTTCCAGCAGAACCTTGGTTTGCTGGCTTCTTGCCGCCTTTGAATGATTTCATTCTTTTTTCCTTTTTAGCCCGCAGGGACCATTCTTGTCACACTAGAAGATAGTGTGGGTTTGCCTTGACCGGTTAATCCGGCAAGCAAATTTTGTACCGGTGGTCGTCCGCCTTGACCAGCCTGTCCTGGTGCCACTCCTAGTGGGCCACCAGTTATTGAACTCAAACCTGAAGCACCGCCAGAGGGAGCCTCACCTGCGGAACCGGGGACGGGTTGTTCCATACCAGGGGCTGCAGCCTCAGCAGAGGGCAGTGCTTGAGGGGTAAACGCTTCCGCGATTACCTGCTCTATTGGTCTTCCCTTTTGACGTCCATCAATCACAGTAGCGATACGTGAAAGAATTTCGCCTGGGTCTTGACCTTGCGTTGCAAGACTTGGGATTGCTTGTGCATAAGCAGAAACTGCTGCAACTAATGAGTCACGTAGTTTCTCAATTTCAATCTTTTGTTCTTCCATAGTGATGTTGATTTCCCACGGCATCTGACGGCGTAAGAAGTCACGGGAGATTAACTGGTCACCGCGCGCTTGTAATCCGAATACCAAAGCCTGGTTGGGGTTTAATCCAGCCATCAGTCCATAGGTAACATCCACCATATACTCGCCAGCAATATCTTTTGCTGGTGTGTATGTGATTTCATACGGTGCACCGGCGTCAACGCCATGTACCGTCTTTTCGTAGTTACCGAAAAGTTTTTCGTCCATCTCAAAGCAAAGTTCAAATACTTGCTTTAAGGCTTCGCCTAAAACAGATTGAGCAGTTTTAACCTGTGTATCAAAACCACCCATGAGTGCTTCAACACCACGACCGGTAACAATACTTCCTTGGCTTACGCCTTGGCGTCCTTCTGGGTAACGTGAACCCATACGCATTTCTTGGTCAAGTGCTGCTGATTCAGTAAATAATCCAGGGGGCACATTTAAGTCAACGCGTCTAATCTTCTCAGGAGA